CCTGTTAATGTTCCACCAGCTAATGGTAGCTTTGTTCCAATACTTGTAGCTGTAGTTGTAGCAAAGTTAGGATCGTCACCTAACGCTGCAGCAAGCTCGTTTAATGTATCTAATGTTGCGGGTGAACTATCAACTAAATTACTAACTGCAGTATCTACATATGTTTCTGTAGCTAAATCAGATATTGTTACAGCTTTAACACCAGCTAAATCTGTTAATTCAGAATCCATTAAAGCACCAGCGGCAGTTACATTTGTTGTATCTGTTACATCAGCACTAGCTTCAATACCATCTAGCTTTGTTTTTAAAGCGTTTGTAAAATTGTTTTGAGTTAAACCGCCATCACCAACTGTATAAGTTGTGTTGATGTAGTTGCCGGAGTGTATTTCAGTTGATCCTTGATCCGCTGTCCAATCTATAATCTGATTACCACTTGGAATCGTAGGTTTGTTTTGAATGAAAGAATCGCCTGATGTAGCTGTCCAATCGGACTGTACATTTTGTTCTGCGTTTGCAGGAGCGTGAGCAGCTTGAGAATGTGTGTAAGCTGTATTCCAGTTTGAAGAGTTGTTTGTCGTTATGCTATACACACCTGATCCATCTGTTGTCATTAAACCAGCAGATGTAAAATCATCGTCATATAAAATATCATCAGCAGCTGTAACACTACCAAAAGATATAACTTCTATATCAGAAGTGTTGGGTGGTGCAGAACTAAAAGTAAGTGTAGCCCCATTCAAAGAATAGTTATCTTTATGTTGGTATACACCTTCTATATATACTTGTGTTTTGTTTTCGTTGTCTAGACTATTTGCTAATGTGAAAGCAGTTGTGCTGCCATCACCAGTAAAACCGTCTTGGTAAATTATACTTGCCGAAGTAGTGGTATTTATCCAATTAACACCAGATCCAGTTGATGACAATACTTGCCCACTGTTTCCTATGTCTCCACTAGAATCATATACTCCCGCGGCTATTTTTATATCGGTTAAAAACTTTTTAGCCATGTATTTTATTTAAATTATCCTATTTTACTAACAAGAACTCTCATGTCAGTTGATGCTGGTGCCGAGGCAAAACTAATTGTAACTTGATTAACTGTATTTCTTGTAACGTCTGCAAAAACAGTTTCGTTGTTTGTTAGATCATATATCTGTACAATAACATCTTTAGTATTAAAACTGTGTGTTAATGCAAAAGATGTTGCAGATCCATCACCTATAGTGAATGCTTTTGTACTGTTTTCTACTACTTGTATTTTCTTATATGTTGAACCATCTTCAGTTATTTGCCATATATTATTAGCTTCATTCCATCTTAATGCAACATTAGTTTCATCTCCTCTTTCTACTTCTATACCCGCGTTTTCAGTAGCTGTAGAACCAGTAAAATTACTATTTAAAGTAATTATATTATCAGCTAAATTAATTGTTTCTGAATTTACAGTAGTTGTCGTTCCTGATACCGTTAAGTCTCCTGTTACTACAAGGTCATTACCTATTGTAACATCATCGGGTAAACCTATAGTTACTTTATTATTAGAAACTAATGTTGTTACTTCATTAGCAGTTCCTTGAAAAACTAATGTATCACTTCCTACAGATACTACATCTGTATTAGGTGTTCCCTCAGCATCACTTATAGTTAAGTCTGTGCTTATTGATGCGGTTTGAATAGCAGTAATTTGCCCTTGTGCATTTACCGTAAAAGATGGTATTGCTGTTGAAGAACCATAAGAACCAGCTTCATTTGTACCACTGGGACTACCTGATCCATTTGCTGCTAACGTAGGTGTTATCGCAATGTCATTTGCATTTGCTGTAATACCAGTTCCACCTATAACATTCAGTGTTACAGCTCCGTTTGTTCCACCACCAGTTAAACCGGTTCCAGCGGTTATACCTGTTATATCACCAGTTAGATCTATCCAGTTTGAACCATCTGAAACAAAAAGCTTGCTAGTTCCAGTATTAAAATATACTTGACCAGCTGATGGGCTTGAAGGAGCAGAACTATTTGGATGAAGTGTAGCATTTTGTAATTGATTATTTGCTAAATCAATATTACTTAAATATTTTGCCATAGTTTTATTTTAGTTTAAATATGCAGTACCTGAAGTGTCTGCACTAAATGTTATTGTTAAATTACTTAAAGAAGTGTATTGTACATCACCATAAACAAGATTATTACCAGTGTCTACAACACTTACACTTGGATATTTATTTAATGAATGATTTATATTCCAAACAGTTTGAGCTGATATTTGTTTAACAGCTGTTTTATCAGAATTTTGAAACATTGCAGTCATATTAGCTTGATCGCCACCTGTTAAAGTACCATTGCTAGCTAACGCGTCTACAGTTAGTTGTATTACATCGTTTGTTAAAAAATTAATCGTTTGAACTCTATAAACTCCAAAACTTAATGTATCACTAGAATTATATATAGTTAAAACACCATCTTTAGATCTTATTTCCTCTAAATATGTTTGAATGTTACCATTTTCAGCATTTATTTTATTTAAATAAACTGTAGTTACACCTGAAAAAGGTGTATTTGTAGTACTATTATTATTGAAAGAAATTAATCCTTGACCTAAATTAGAGTAACTTTGATTTTGATCATATTTATAAACAAATATATTACCTAATATATTAGATTGTTTTGCTAAATAATTATTTATTGTTTCAATTGAAAAGTTTCTAGTAGCTTTTGACGTAAAATCAGTTCCTAATAAAGAATCGTCTTTTATTATTTCGTTGTCTTGTGTGTATTTACTTATTCTTGCCATTAACTTGGTTTTTGTGGATATGTTATATTGTTTATATCTACAGTTGAAGGTAGATCCCTTAACTGTTGTCTATATGTTGACCATTCTTGTTTTTTATCATTACTTAATGGTGAATCTAAAAATTGTGTCCAATCACATGATTTTAATAAATTATTTCTTTCAGATCTCAATATAGCGTATTTTTTGTTGTTTATTTCGGTTTCTGTAAAAGGAATTTCAGTATGTGTACCATCTACAACTCTACACCTAACGCTATTTGCTTTTTGCCATTGTTCTTCTGTTAATACAATATTAGGCGTAGGTATGTCTTCACCGTGTATTTCTTCTGTATAAAAACCTGTATAATCACCGTTTTCATCGTATGTTGCATAATAATTCATAAATTATATTTTAATCACCAAAAGCTATCCACCAAAAATCATTAGGACTATCTGTTACAGCAACAAAGTTGTTTTTATTTACACTGTAAGCATAGTTTGCACCATCACCAGATCTACTGTTTCTATTACACGTAACACTAACAGAATTACATCTTGTTGGAAAAGCTGTTGGAAAAGTTACAGTAACATCTTCAACGCTACCAGTTTGATAGCCCCATTTCATAAAAGTACCAGACGGTAATTTTTGAGAATGTTTTTGATAAGTTGTGCTACTCGTACTACTTGTACTTGCTGTTTTTGCAAAATCCCAAGATTGACCATCAACCTCTAAACCACCTTTAACTTCTACATAATCGCCTGTTATGTCTGTTCTATCTATTTTAAAGTAGTATGCTGAACTACTAGCAACCTGTATTCCTTGGTCTGTAATTTCTGTTTGATTCGCTGTTTTCGCAAAAGCTACATTTGTATTATCTATATCAAAAGTGCTACCAGGAAAAATAACATAACCAGAACTTAAAAAACCAACTCTTTTCCAATAAAATCTTAAATACAAGTTATCAGATGATCCAGTTACGTTAAAAGTAAAATTAACAGTTCTTTGTGTAAAACTTAAATCTGATCCAGCACCACCATCAGAAGCACTGTTTAAAAACTTGTCTGCTATTATTTCTGTAAATGATGTGTTTGTAGATATTTGAACTCTTAATTCTATATATATTAAACCAGAAAAATTAGCGCTTGTAGATGCAAAAGCATTTAAAGCATTTGTTGTTATACTTCCTGTATATGTACCAGTTCTGTCACCAGTACCAAAACTAGCTTGTTTATATAATGTACCAGATGTTTTAAATAAAGAATCCGTTATATTACCTATTGTAGTATAATTTGAAGACCAACAAGAAAATTGCAAGTGATTCATTGTATTAAATGTTGCAGTAACTAAAGCAGTTAATGCAGATAAATTACCTTGTCTAACCTGTAATTTAGGTGTACCACTAGAATCATTTATTATTAAACCTTGATCTGGATCTAATTCCACTCTATCAGAAGAAGATTTTATTTTATCTGTATTTATTGTCCAACCACCTATATTACCAGAACCAGCACTAAGTTCACCAGAGAAACTTCCGGTAACACCATTAAGTGGAACATTTAGTTTTAGTTGATTATTATCTAATACAAATGGTGTTGCTGTAGTTGTGCTAGATTTTATAATAAATTTATCTGTTTGGAAAGTTACTGATGATACATCTGTTGTTGTTCCATTAGCAGCTAATATAGACATACCCGTTACTACATTTCCAGCTGTAGCTTGTAATGAATACCTAGATTCTGCAAAACCTTCTACAGTAGATATACTACTCGTGTTAGCTATAATATCTGCTCTAAGCCCAGAGTTATCATCACCACCTACTAGTGCGCTAAGGGTTGTAACCGAAGATGCTGAAGCAAAATCAGAATTAGTTGTAGTTGTAAAAACATCATTAGCAAAAGCTTCACTAACACTAACAGCAGTAAAAGTTCCATCAGCATTATTGTATCCTGTGAAAAAGTTTGATGCTAAACTATCTATTTTAGTTGCACTAGCAGACTCGGCATCTGATTGTGCTGTGTTTATAACTGTATTTAAAGTATCCGCAACACCGGTTATTTCATTGCTTGCATTAAATGAGAATTGTGTTTTTAATTCTGTTACATCCGATGCTGAAGCTAGACTTGCGTTTGTTATTGCATCTCCAGCGTGTGTAGTTACTGCTGTTGATAAAGCACCTGTTATATCATCAACATCATTGTTAGAATCGAAACTAAACACTGCTTCTAATTTATCTAAAGAATTAGCTGTAGCTTGGACAGCACTTGATGCCGCGTTATTTATAGATGTATTTAATGCGCCGGCCACACCGCTAACATCGTCGTTTGTATCAAAAGTAAAAACAGCTTCTAACTTAGTGACATCTGATGCTGTAGCACTTATATTAGTTGCATTAGTACTTATATCATCGACGGCATCGGATAAACCCTGAACAGTGGTACCTGTTCTAGGATCTACTGTTAACGTCCAAACATTAGGTGTTCCAGAAACAAGTATATATGGTTTGTTGTCATCATCTGCATCATACCAAACTGAACTAACTGGCTCTGTAACGGCAGGTGCTGAATTTTGCCTAAAAATTTTAGGTTTCAAGCCTATGGCTGTTGTGTTATCAGCTATAGCAGTTGCATTAGTTGATGCGGCTGAAGTATTTACAGCTATTCCACCGTCTTGAGTAGCAACCCATGTGTTTGTTCCACTAACATCTTTCAACATGTAAAGTTTGTTACCGTCATTTGTATCGTACCATAATGAGTTTAATGGTACTGTTATAGCTGGAGCATCATCTTGTCTAAATATTAATGGTATAGAGTCTTGTGCTGTTTTATTACTAGTTACTGTTGATGATAAGCTAGTTATTGATGCGGCATTTGCTGTATTCGCTGTTGAGTTTGCTGTAATAGCTGTTTCCGCATTACTTATAGATTGTGTGTTAGCTGCTATTCTACCGTCAAATGTTGCTGTCCAAACTTTTGGAGTGCCTGCAACTAATATATATATCTTATTATCATCATTACTATCAAACCATATTGAACCAGTTGGGTTATCAGCGGATGGCTCTGCATTTTGTCTAAATGTTAAAGGTTTATTATTTACAGCTGTTGTTAATGTAGTTACGTCACTTGATGTTGCGAAATCAGTATTAGTAGTTGTTGTAAATATATCGTTAGCAAAAGCTTCAGTTAATGTACCAGCTCCTGTTGCATTATTATAATTTGTAAAAAATTTAGCTCCTAAAGTATCAACTTTTGCCGCGGAAGCAGATTCTGCATCACTTCTTGCTGTGTCTATAGCTGTGTTTAGTGATTCTGAGCCATTTACACCTGTTATATTGTCACCAGTATATGTAAATTGAGACTGAAGTTCAGTAACTTTTGATGCTTCAGAAGAAATAGCAGTAGAATTAGTTGTAATAGCTGTGTTTGCTGTTGCTAAAGAGCTAATATTTGTAGCTATTCTTCCATCTGTAGATTCTGTCCACACATTTGGTGTTCCTGTTACTAAAACATAAACTTTATTATCATCATTTGTGTCAAACCATATGGATCCAACCGCCTCTGTTACATCTGGAGCGTCATCTTGCCTAAAAATATCCGGTTTTAAGTTAAGATTTGATGTTAATGTTGTTACTGAGGCTGCTGAAGCCAGAGCAGCATTTGAAATTGCGGCATTTGCACTAGTATTTACAGCTGTAGCAAGACCTCCGCCTGGTGTCATTCCATCAACATCACCATTACTATCAAAACTGAACACGGTTTCAAGTTTATCTAAGTCACTAGCAACTGCTCCAGCAGCGGAAGTAGCTGTGCTACTAACACTTGTTGATAAAGCACCAGCAATTCCAGTAATATCTGTGCCTGAAAACGTAAATTGTGACTCTAATTCTGTTATTTTTGTTGCCCCTGATGATATATTTGTTGCATTTGTGCTTATTTCATTGTTTGCAGTGGCTATAGACGTCACCGCGACACCAATTCTTGAATCATCTGTTAAAATCCAAGCTGTTCCATTAAATATATATAGTTTATTTTCATCATTTGTATCATACCAAAGCGAATTAGCTGGCATATTACTTGTTGGTGGCTCATCATCTTGTTTAAAAACTCTAGGTCTTAATGCTAAACTACTAACATTGTCACTTATACTAGTGGCATTAGCCGCTATACTAGCATCAACTGTAGATGTCCATGTATTTGTTCCGTTTGTATCTTTTAATATATATAATTTATTGCCATCATTAGTGTCATACCACAAAGAATTTAAAGGAGATGATGTAGAAGGTGCGTCGTCTTGTCTAAAAATTAATGGTAATAAGTCTTGAGAAGCTTTATTTGTTGTAACTATACTTGTTAAATTGGTAAGTTGTGACGCCGAGGCATAATCTGTAGATGCCGATGTGTTTAATATTGAATCAGCAAATGACTGAGATAGTGTCGTGAGGTTTCCATCATCATCAAATGTTCCAAAAGTAGAAGCTAGATTAACAGCATATGTAGCTGTAGCAGATATACTATCAGCATTTGTAGATATACTAACATTAGCTGTAGCTAGTGCATTAGTATTTGTAGTAATACTAGAAGACATGCTATTTAAATTATAATTAACCTCTCCGATTGTAAAAGTGTTGTTAAGGTAATTAGATAACTCGTCTAACGTTATATTGTTTGTTATGTATATTGAACCATATTGACCTTCGCCCTCGTAAGAGGAGATCACTAACTGATCCTCTGCCCTTAATAGTTCGTCTCTATTGTAACTGCTTATTCTGGCCATTATTTTGTGTTATATTTTTTTGTACCCTTACCGTGTCCACTTCTATTTTTCTTTCTAGATATGAATTTTTTTGCATTGTGATCATAATCTAGCCCATCTAAGTTTCTACCCTTTTTCTTAGCAGCTCGTCTAAGTCTTTGGTTCTCGGCCTTCATTCTTCTTCTACGAGGAGTTTTTGCTGTAGCCAAATCTCGTTTAGCTTTAGCCAGTCTTGCTTTCTTACTAAGTTTCTGTTTTGCCATAACCCTTATATCACCTATTTTTAGGAGGTTTTAAACATAGGGGTTTTGTATAATACCTATACTTTACGGTACAGCTATCAATACCAAAACGACTTGTAAAAGGCCCACGGGCCGTTGTTTACCTCCATTTTGTCTAGAACTTTTAGCTTTTGCCTATGGCTTGTTATTAGTCCTTATGCTATACACAGACGAGTCACGAGCAGAGTAGAGCAGACGAGTCACGAGTATATTTATATAATATATATAACTAATAAATAAATCTAAATAAATAATTATGAAAAAAGAATCAAGTAATCCAAGTGTTAAACAAACTAAACTAACTACTAAAAGGTTTGTGATCAGAAAGAATCTAATCGGTAAGAATGTGACGATTGAATTCAAAACAAAAGAAGGTAAGACATTCAAGTATAACCATGACAAAGTATATACTAGTAACAAGAAAAGGTTTGAAGGTATGAACTGTTTCAAGAAGTATAAGTCATATACTGCAACAAACAATGTACCAACATTCGCAAGAGACTTCCTACTGTAGGGAGTTTCTTCTTGGTAAAGCGAAGCAAAGGGGAGTGTAATGCTCCTCTTTGTGTGTAT